CCTAAACTGTCAATTACAAATAAGACTTTAGGACGATCTTCTTCAGCCATTGCTTTATAATCTGCCATAAAAGTTGATACTGTTTTTGCAACATCATCAATCATGGACATATTTAATTTCAATAGTTTATCTTCACCAGTGTCAACACCTAATGCTTGTAACCAAGACTCGTCTAGTGCATTTTCAGAATCAATTAACACAACAAAGATACCTTGTTCTTGAGCATGTTTTACAATATTACCGCTACAAAAATAAGATTTACCTGCGCCTGACTCTCCAGCAAACACAGTTACTTTACCAAGTGGTACGCCTTTTTGAAAGTCTCCACTTATTAGATAGTTTAATGCATAAGAACCTGTACTGATCCAGTCTGTTGGATCATTAAAGCCAGCACTCATGCCTGAAATGCTTTTTGTTAAATCCTTACGGAATTTACTTACATCAAATGATTTAGCCATAGTTTCTCCTTATCAATTAGGGACAGTAACACATGCTACTGCCCCTATAATATTTTATTTTGCTTGTCGTTGTCTGATCATTGCAAGAATGTCTGCCGCATCACCTGTTGATGCAGTTTCTGTTTTAGGCTCTTCTACTTTAGGAGCCTCTTCTTGCTTTGGGGTAGTATCCACCTTTGGTGTTTCTACCTGTGCTTCTGGAGCACTTTGACTAACCGCGGTTGCATTAGGTGATGCCGCTTTATTTGGATCACCAGTTCTAGCCGCCATACCTGCCGGACGGAAATAGTTTCCCCATTTTTCGGAATCGTATGCTTCACCGTCAACTGACGCTTCGAACATTTCTTTCATCACTTTTACTGCTACTTCGTCAGGCTTCTTAGGAAGGAAGTCTGAAAAGTTAAACAAGCCATGTGTGTTAATTGCCTGCATTTCAGCATCTGTTAAAGGACGTTCACGTCTTGCCCAATTAGATGTTGAATAATCTGCATAACCACCTTTGCTAGTTTTATTCAAACGGAAGTCTACACCAGCAGTATAATCTGTTGGCAATTCTTCCATATCCGGATCCATAAGAGCCGCCTTGATAATTTGAAAAATTTGTGGACCAATAATAAATCTACGAATTGGATTATCAGGAGTAGTATCTTCTTGTAAAGGATTATCTGTTACAAATCCTTGGAAGATATAACTTCTTTTCTTCCAATATTTACGACCCATGTCTTCTAAACTTGGGTCTTTAAACCAACCACGTACCTCATTCAAGATATCACAAGTATCGCCATACATTTCCATACATGGTACTTGTACTTGAACTGGACGAGAATCAGTTTCGCCCTTTACACCGTTAAAGGGTAATTTAATCATCAAACGTTCTTTCCAAAAGAAAGTATTTGAATCATCACCATCAGGAAGGAAACGGAGCGTTGCACTCTCGCCTTCTTTAATATTCCAAAATGGGTAAATTGCGTTGTCGCCGCCGCCACTTGATGAACCACCGCTTGTGCGTGATTCTTGTTCTTTGAGCTTTGCTCGGATTTCTGCTAATGTTGCCATAGTTAAGCCTCCTTTAGTTGCCTATGTTTGTGCCTGTTTGTATAGCACATAATATACACTATACAATATTATTTAGCACAAGTCAACCGGAATCTGCTTATTTTTGGCTATATTGTTGATTTTTTTTGGGTATTATAGTCCAGACAATCTTTTGAGGTCTTCCATCGGAGCATCTTTTACAAGCTCTCCATCAGGCATTACTTTAAAGCCTTTTGGAATAGGTTTACACATTTGAGATTCTCTGCAGTAATATTCGCCTTCTTTACACTGGACTTCAGCTTCTTGTATACATTCTGCAAATGAAGCATCAAATGCTTCTTGATCTGAATGTTGTTGTCTTCCAGCAAGCAATGTTGTCATTCTTTCAATAAATTGTTTTGATGGTTCAATAAACTTTTCACCATAATCTTTTTCTACTGCTGTAAGTACTGCTGTCTCGCCTTTTGGAAAGTTTCCTGTTTCTCTGTCATACATTGACATAATAAATTCTGTTACAGGAATCTTTGGCTTTTCAGGTTCAATATCTATATCACCAAATTGACCCATATCATTTTCAAATGCAGATTCTATTTCTTCATCGTAATTAGTAAATCCACTTGGCATCCCTCTTGTTGCTCCGTCTGGGCCTCCTCCCATAAAGTAAGGCATTTTAATTACCATACCTGGTTGTATCATTGCTGGATCTTTGATCTCTGGATTAAGTTCCATGATTGATTCAATTGCTTCCTGCATTGAACGTCCTTGAAAATTATCGAATTTGAATTTTTTGTAAATGCGATACATGTTATCGCCTTCTTTAACTTTGTATGATTCTGCAGGTAAGCCCACTTCTAAATCATCTACTGGGCTTTTTTCATCTAAGGACATAGCTTTGTCTATGTAATCCATTAGTTCTTTATAAGATGGATTCATTATACCGTCTTTCTTAGCTAGTTCTAAGGCTTTCTCTTTATAATAATGACTATCGCCTGGAGTCTTTATTCCTTCTTCAATATCTTCTGGTCCTAATGCTTTTGCTTTCAAAGCCTCTCCTATTAAGTTGTATATATATGGGAATACGTCTTTTAATTCTTCATTAAATTGTTTTATTGTAAGTTGATCGATCCAATTTTCTGCTACATCAGTTGGCACTTCTTCTAATACTGGTTCTTCATATACTGCTACTGCTTCTTGATAATATTTTGTTTTTTGTAAATTTGTTATTTCTTTTTTAATTGTATTTGCACGATCTTTAACCACATCTACATATTCTTTTAGGCTTTCTGCCATCACTGCTGATCGGCCCATATAGGATTTAAATTTTTTTAATTTTGCTAATTCTTCAGATAAACGTACAATATGTTTTCCAAAATCATCGTATGGATTACCGCCTTCAGCTACGTGACGTGCCATTGCTCTAGCACCATTCAAATGTTTGTAGGGATATTTAAAGCGTTCGCCTTCTGCACTTTCAATATAAATTGATCCTACATGTTGCGTCCTTCTTTCAGGATTAACTGGACTAGAATGCCTTATTGCCAATCTAGCACCACCAACATTTTGATAGCTTGTTTTACTTGTTCCGTACATTGTGCTCTCCATAATATCATTTCTATTTGCAGCTAAAAACTGATAGTCTCTTTTGTCTAAATTTGTTTTATTAATATCCCTTGTATCAAAATTTAACATACGTTTTTTTGCAAATACTCGTAGTTCTTTTAAAAAATCATACCAACTATTTTTAGTAATTGTATCTTCTTGTGTAACAAAATCATTGCTATACATAACAGCAACATTATTTTCGTCAATACTTACACTTACTTTTCCTAAATTTCTTTCTCCCTCTTTAAAATCAAAGTCATAATATCTTGCCTCTTTAGGCACATTTGTAACTTTTCCTTCACTATTACCAATAGTAATAGACGGAAAGCGGCCTCTAATTTTATTAAAAAGTTCTTCTGCTATGATATCTAAGTTTCTCATTACAATATATTTATCAATAATTCCTACTAATGAATATAGGCATTGGTGGCTCGTAATCTTCAGTTTGCTCTGTTTGATTGAAAGTATTGTACACTCTTGGATCCCAATCCTTTAAAACTGCCATCATTCTTATAGCTAATAAAGTAGCTGATATAAGATCATCTGTAGCACCTGTTTTTGCTCTATAGCTTGATCCTGTTGCTACATAGTTTTTTAATTCGCTTATTAAAGGTTTACTATTAACAAACATTTTATTTGATTCAATCATTGTTTTCAGTCTGCTACAAGCTGATACTTTTGTACTATGAGTTGTGTTAAAACCTTTTCTAAATTTTCTTACATGTCCTTTACGCATAGGTTCGCTTACAAATAGACCTGGTATATTCTCTTCACCAAAATCGTTAATAACTAACAAACAGGCTTCTCCTATTCCGTTATTTTCTACACTCCAATATATAGACGTAGAAGATTTTATTTCAGATTCAATATACTTACAAACATCTGCTAATATTCTTACTTGTCCCGGGATTGCAGTTGTGTTATGTTGCCATTCTGCTACTTGTTTATAACTTGGTAATTCAAATACTTGTATTGCGGCATTATCGCCTCCTGTGCCCATACTAGGATCTAAAGCTACTACATAACTAAATTGGGGATCAGGTTTTTTATACCAACGTGTTTGCCCCATATTTATAATAGGTGATTCACCTGTCATATTTGCAAGATGTATACTGTTTATTAATGTTTCATCATATACTAAAAATTCACACCCATACTCCCGTCTAAATCTTTCTTCTCCTATTCGACCTATTTCTGCATCTTTCCATTCGTCATCACGATCAGGATGTTCGTCCCAGAAACTTCTAAAACTATGAAATCCATTTACACCTAGAGGACTTTCGTTACCATGCTCATCAAATTTATCTTCTGCTTGCTTCCATATAGTAGCAAATGTATCTTCATCTGAATTAGGCGTACTTGTAAGAATAGCACGACCACCTGTTGCTAGAGTAGGCGAAATGGATGTCCAAAATTCTTCTGCTATATTCGGAGCCAC